TAGCAGTAATAACTTCGGTTTCCAGCATTAATTAGAGGATTTAATTTGAGATTCTGTCTTTAGTGGACTGAACAGGGCTTCCACACTGCCCTTACTTTGTTTTGTATGTTATTTAGTGCATTAGATAATCATACTCGACCCCCCGCGGCCAGGCACGGTCTGCCGGAGAAGGTTGTTACACATTTCCTTCTTATGTGGAATAGAATAGGCAAGCTGAAATGCTTCGTCTTAATCATTCCAATCAGTGTGTTGCTACGTTTTTGAATGGCGTATACGGTTCATTCAACGACTATTGGGTGGCACACCCTATTCAAGCACGTCCCAGGTGTGAAGAGTAGGTCTGTTGTCCGTATGGGTTGTTTATGTGTTTTATTGTTTTATTTAACCTCTACAAGCAAAATTTAAGTGGGTCCCCCCCCCCCAAGCGGTTTTCGCTTTATTTACAATGATGATATTTTTACAATTTATTCAATCAATGTGTCAACTGGGACCTGTTATGATCTTGGAGAGCATAGGCTATTATGCCTATGGCGTTTTCTTTGGAGAGTTTTATGATAGTGTGGTCCGCACTCTTGCTCTCATTTATGAGGGCAATGGGCGTGGAATATTGGCTGCTTATACTGCTTTCATGGCTACTATGTCTGCTGTTTTAGGTTTTGCTTCGGTATTTACTCTTGATACTATAGTTTTTGGTTTTGGCATGCCGATGGCTTATGTTGTTATGGCCGCTTATGAAGATTTTAAGAAGCGGGCAAAAGCACTAAAGCCACCGAAAGTGCCCAGCATTACATCCCCTGTTCAGCTTGATACAAAGTTGGCGCAAACAGTGTTTAGGATTTATTGCTTGTACTGTAACTTGGTTGATAAGACCGATAAGACCAGTTGCATCGTTCCTGTTTTGCAGTATATAGAGTCGTACTGGCCTCTCGACGAGGCTCTGAAGATGTGTGTATCAGTTTTTTGTGCTGTTGATGATGATATTGATATAGAGTTAGATTTAGAACAAGAGCTGGAACCCCAGGGTAGAGAGACTGTACTCCGTACTCTTCGTGAGTCTTTGAATAATTGGCAAGCGATGGCCAATTCTGAATTTGTCGTTAAGATGCAAAAGGCAGTTTCTATGCTATTGTATAGTTCTATTGCAAAGGAAATGGGATATTCTGTGGACTCTGATACTTTGAAGCGGTTTGCTACCAATTCTAAGAATATTAAGTTTGCAACTCCTAATGAATTTGCGTACACTGTGTCTGACGCAATCTTGACTTTTGTTGAAGTTGGTCATGAGTGTTTAGTTCGTGGTGACGTTCAACCTTTGTATATATCTGATAGATTGGCACGCAGTTGGCATGATGATTACCTGCGACTAATCAATGAAATGAATGAGCGACCCATTAACGAGTCCTTTGAGTGTAGTCGCATGCTTGCTCGCATGGACGAAGTTCTGGCTCGAGGTACTCCTTTAATGAAAGATAATTTTACTATGGTTAAGCCATTGTGGAAGAATCTGTTGGATAAACGTACGAGGTTGCAGCAAGAATCGGGTGTCTCAGCTACGCGCAGAGCACCATTTTCAGTTTTGTTACACAGTACACCAGGCCAAGGTAAATCTTCTGTGGTCCAGCTTCTAGCTAAGATCTATAGTCAGATCGTTAAATCTAATGGTATATATGATCTTGATTATGATCCTAGTAAGAATGTGTACACCCACAATTGTAATGATGATTACTTTAGCGCTTATAAAGGAGCACAACATTGGTGTATGGTCCTTGACGATATTGCCAGGGAACATAAGAATCTCGTGGCTAATGGTCATACTACTTATGCTTCTGATATCTTGACGATTGTCAACGACGTTGGAATAGCAACTAATCAGGCTGCCATTGAGGACAAAGGGGTCATTCCTCTGGTTCCAAAATTGGTTATAGCCACTACCAATGTTAAAAATCTCAATGTTCATTTGAGTGCTGCAGAACCTACAGCTGTTCTTCGCAGGCTACCAGTTATAATTAAACCTGTCCTTAAGCAAGAGTTTTTTGATGAGGCGACTGGCATGATGCTCAAAATAGACTACGTGGAACATGATGCTTGGTTTTTTGATGTAGAGACATATAAGATTGTCATAGATGCCCAAGGAAAGCCTCGTGGAGAATATGTTAAGTTTGTCCCAGATGGGGAGACTGAGTCACGTTTGCTTACAGCGCCCGAGTTGTGTATGTTCCTTAAGGATAAGATAATTCGGCACGAAAAGGCTACCGAGGTCATGTTTGCTAGCTTGCAGAAAGATCCTAATCTTACGTGTTGTCCTCATGGAGTTCTTAGTTATTATTCGTGCCCCAAATGTGCCACAGCCATTCAGGCTCAAGGTTTAGCAAGTAACTTTCGTGCTTATATTCAAGGCATTGATGGCCTTGGCTTAAAGGATAGAGCGATTCTTTGGACTTTGAAAAACGCGATCAAAAATGCAAGTACAGAATATTATATGAAGTTGAGTGCGTATGTGATCCAGAAGCACAAGAAAGGTGTTTACTTGGTTGCCTTAGCGCATAGGCAGTATCTAGAAGAGAAGTTGCCAATTACAGTTCGTGTTGTAAGGGAACTGTTTTTCTTTGCTATAGGTCTAGCAGGTGGAATGTTCGTCCTTAAACTTATGAAGTATTTTGCAACTTTGTGGCTACCAAAACCACAGGGTGCGTCTGCGTCGAAAGACTCATTTGAGGAAAACTTCTTCAATGATAATGCTCCATGTGAGCACGTTGATGTCCCTGAGCCAGTGACTTCAGGCGTGGAACCACAGAGTAGTAACATTTGGGCACCCAAAGATTTTAACGGGGCTTTTTCCGTTCCCAAGTCTTCAAAAAAGGGGAATTGGGAGGAGATCTACTCCACTGTCAAGCGAAGTATGATCCGTCTTAGTGTGCGTAACAGGACTAAACCCCAGACTGTTTATGCCTTTCAGGTGAAGCCAGGGGTTCTTTGTACTGTTGGTCATGCATTTGACCAAGCACAAGACAGCTGGCAGTGTCAACTTGACTCAAATGTCTCTTGTAAGGAGCTTAAGTCAGTTCAGGGTGTTATAGTCAGAAAAACAGATTGCATTTTCTTACCAAATGACATAGTGCTTTTTAGGTGCACATGCCTACCACGCCGTTCGCTTCTTAAATTTTTGCCTGAGTGTATTGATATGGCCGGACGTGAATGCCGAGTAGTGTCCCTAGATGACATGCAGTATGGAGAGTGTCGTACTAATTTTTATTCGCAGACCCCATATCCTAGCCCATATGGAGGGGACATTGTTGGAACCTTTATGAATGGGCGTAGGCTGGATAGGGATCCCCGTCAGGGGGATTGCGGCTCCATTATCTTGTCTCATAGTGAAACGCGAGGTTGGTACGTTTCTGGCTTCCATGTTGCGGGGTCTCCTCCTACTAGCTCCCTTAAAAGGATCGTTATAACACAATTGTGTCAGGATATTGGTCCCCTCTTGGACCCTCTTATACCAATGAGCGAGCCTGGTTCTTACAACCGGTTTACTGAAGGGTCCAAGTTGTCGGGCCCTCTTGGGTCTCCTTATCGTAAAGGAGTTCATTGCTGGGCTGCTGGTGCTAGAGGCGAGATTTTGGGATCTTATCCCCGTGGTGTCACTTCATCATCTCGTGTTAGGGCTACAAAAATAGCTACTGAATATAAAGCGAGGATGGGGGTTGAGGTTCCTTTCGCGGCTCCATTGATGCAGGCGCGCCAAGAGGAAACTGGAGAGTGGATTAATCCATTTACTATAGCTACAGAGCAACAGGGTTCTGTTTCCCCCTTCTTCAATCACAATGATGTCATGGCATGTGCTCAGCAATATCTCGCAGATACTACAGTTGACCCGATGTGGCTTTTTGGCGTTCGTAATTATAGCATGGAGGATGCCATTAACGGGTGTGATGGGGTCGATTTCATAGATCTCATGCCTATGTCTACGTCAGGTGGTTTTTATTACCCAGGAGCTAAGAGGAAATATTTTACTTTCTGTGAAGAGACAAATAGATATGTTCCTGATGCTGACATTGTGGACCATGTTAAGGCCATGGAGCTTGAGTATGCTAATGGCAATAGGTGCTATCCCGTTTTTAATGCTACTCTTAAGGATGAGCCTTTAAAGTTGTCCAAGGTTTTGTCTGGCAGGACCCGTGTTTTCACTGCTAGCGACATTGTTTTTACAATCATTGTTCGTATGCAGTATTTGGGTATTTGCAAGGCCGTTATGGAGAACAACTTCAAGACGGAATGCGCTGTTGGAATGAACCACTATAGAGATTGGGACACCCTTTATCGGTATCTCACCAAACACGGTGAAGACCGTATGGTAGCTGGAGATTATGGCAACTATGATAAGAGCATGCCACCAGTTTTCATTTTGGCCGCTTTCTGGGTTCTAGATCAATGGAGGTCTTTCCATATGCCACTGAGTCCACATGCTCGGGCTGTTTCAACAGGCATTGCCACAGATGTGGCATATCCTTTGGTCAACGTCAATAAAGAGCTGATTCAGTTCTATGGTGGGAATCCTTCAGGTCACCCTTTGACCAGTATTGTTAATTCTATCGCCAACTCTCTATTCATGCGGTTTGCGTGGTTGAAGATAGGGCTTTCTCTTGATCGATTTCGATTTAGCGTTTCCTTGATGACGTATGGAGACGATAACACTTTCGGGTCGAGTGAGGACGAGTTTAATCACACTGCCGTGTCGAATGTGTTGAAAGCGCATGGTGTTCAATATACCATGGCTGACAAGACTTCTGCGAGCGTCCCTTTTCTTCACATCAGAGATATCGATTTTCTCAAGAGAGGGTTCGCCCGTGTTCAAGGAAGGATAGTAGCACCTTTAGCACTCAAGAGCGTTGATAAGAGCATGTGCCTCTGGGTTGCTAAAGACACCATATCTGAAGAAGAGCGCTTAGCCCAGTGTTATAGGGCCGCCCGCAGAGAGTGGGCTCTTCATGGAGAAGAGGTCTTCAACAGGAATGTTGGTGTCATGAGAGACTTGTTGGCCCTTGAAGACTTTAGTCCAATAGGAGACTATCTTGATCAAGTTTATGATAGAATGGGCTTTGAGGACTTCTTTGATTACATGTTTGAGGACTATGATAATGACGATGGTTCTGTTGGATTGAGCACCCAGGCGGTTTGGGACTCATCCGACGACATGTAGAGGCCCCCAGCGGTAGCCCACCGCTATATAAATAGGGTAAATGGTGGTTTTCCACCCCTTAAGGAAAGTAACCAAGTCCTTATTGTATAGTAGGTAATCGTACTTTGCACCTCATCTAGGTGGAGGCAGGCGCATACGGTTCTGTTAACCACTGTTAGAGTGTTTATGGTACGTACTTGTTAGGGGGTCACCCTAGCCCTTGGAGGCGGAAAATCCCTTTCACACCAAGCAGCCTCTGGTGTGATCGTAAGTAAATATTTTGTTGCGCCTAGGCCCATAGGGGTCTCGAGTAATATGGTTAATATTTCTCTTTCTCTTTCTTTTGGGATCTTTGATCTTGAACCCCAGAGCGTGAGTCGCTCAAATATTACGACTGCTATTCATGCTGCTAATGCCTCTACTGAGCACTCTCAAACTCCAGGGAGTGTTTCATTGGCATTATCAGATGGCTTTTCTAGTGAGGCACGAATAGAAGATTTCTTTTCTAGGAAAGTGCAAATATTTTCTAGTACGGTTGCAGTGGGAGGTGCAGCTCGCTTTGAGATCTTTCCTTGGCATCTGTTCATAATTAATACAGCTGTTAAGAAGAAGCTTGATAATTTTAATCTGTTTCGCGGTAATTTGATTCTCACTTTTACTATTAATGGTACACCATTTCATGCTGCGATGTTTTTGGCTTCTTATTCCTATTTAAACTCTAGGAATGAAGGTGCTGGTAGGACAGATTTTAATGTGCTTATTAATAGATCACAGAGGCCTCACGTGTTTCTCAACGCATCTACCTCTAAAGGCGGATGTTTATGTATTCCGTTTTTCCATCCACAAAACTTTTTGGCTGCAAATTCAAATGTTGTTAACTCCACACTTATGGGTAGGGTTGATATTGATTCTTTAGGAACTGTCAAACAGTTGAATGGAGGAACTGATGCCATCACTATTACCGTATTTGCTCATTTAGAAGATGTTGAATTGTCTGGTCCTACTGTTGCTCTTAGTGCACAATCGGCTCCATCACTTCATTCCTTTGATTTGTTTGATGTTGAAGCACAAGCTAGGGATGAATATGATACTGCTGGACTGATTTCGGGTCCTGCATCTGCTGTTGCAGCTATAGCCGGTTCCCTTAGTGAAGTTCCTTATATTGGCCCTTTTGCATTGGCAACTAGTATTGGGGTTTCTGCTATTGGAGGCATTGCTCGCTTGTTTGGTTATTCTAAACCACCACAAGTGGGGGATGTGTCCAGAATGCGTAATACTCCAGCCACTAATTTAGCTATGTGTGAAGGGACTGATTTGTCACAAAAACTGACAGCCACAGGTAAACAAGAATTGACAATAGATCCTCGTACTTTTGGTATGCCAGTTGAAGACAATTTGTCTTTGTGCTACTATACCAAACGTGAGTCAATAGTTCGTTCTTTTAAATGGGATCCTAGTGATGCAGTTAGCGATTATATATTTGCGTGTGCCGTCCATCCTATGTTGGATGAACAAACTACAGTTTTCACTCCACCAACGCATACTATAATTGATCAAACTTCATTAGGTTTTGCTAGTAGATGTTTTTCTGAGTGGTCTGGTTCTCTGAAGTTTAGATTTCAGATAATAGCGTCCCAGTATCATCGAGGCAAGCTAGCAATCATTTATGATCCTAAAGGTCCTATTAGTACAACAAACCCTTTTAATGTTGCTTATAATACGATCATTGATCTTGCTGAGGGTAGGGATTTCACCTTGACTTTTAATTGGCAGCAAGAAGTTCCGTATAAACGCATTAAAAATAGTGGTGAGTCAACTTTGGATTCAGTCATTCCCCCTGTTGTTGTTGGTGGTTATACTCCACCGGCAGACATCTCTAATGGGTGCTTCTACGTCCGTGTCGTCAATGAGCTGGTCACCCCAGATGGTACAACAGATGTAGACATCATCATGTCTATTAGCGCAGGAGATGATTTTGAATTAGTCAACCCTAGTGGATTCAATATGGGTGTTAGTGTTTTTGAACCTCAATCTGTATGTTCTTGTGTTGACTTTTCCATATTCGATCTTGAGTGCCAAAGTGCCGTTGAAGAGGTGCCTGTTGAGGAGAATGCGCCTGAAGCGGAAACTATGGAAGTTGTTGTTACAGATGGCGTGACGTCTGCTATGGACCAGAAAGCTCTGATGTTTTATGGCGAGAGAATCACTTCTTTTAGACAACTGTTGAAAAGATCCTGTTTTTATAGAACCTTGTCTAGCATTAGCACAGCAAATGATATTAGGTCTGTTTTGTACACCTTGAAGGCCATGCCACTTACACAGGGGTATGATCCTAACGGTGTTGACACAGCAAATGGAGGTACACCATACAATTATGTTAATTATACTTACATCACGTATTTAAAGCATGCTTTTGCAGGTTGGAGAGGGTCTATTAGGTGGAAATTCTTTCCAGCAACCAATACAAGCAAGGTTTCAGTTCAGCGTCAAACAGGTACTGAAAGATTGACAGCTTCGACTTATGCTCCTTTTGCTTCATCTACTTGGAATTCTTTTATTACCAATAATGCCTTAACGAGAGATGAACTTAGGTATTATGCTAATACAGGTGCTGGTGAAGCCATCACCCAGGCTAGAACTATGGATTCTTTGGAAGTTGAAATTCCTTATCACATTCCGTATAAGTTCTCTAGGACTACCGATGGATTTCAAGTCTTGAATGCAAATTCCTCTGCTAATGTTTATCCAGGCGGGGACTCATTCTTGTTGATGGTGAGATCCCGTGAGGACACTTCAGCTTGTGTTGTTGATGCATATGTGTCAGCAGGGGAAGATTTTGCTTTGACAGGTTTTGTTGGAGCACCACGTGTGTATCAGGCTCCTCTGCCACCTGTCTAACGGACATATAATGGTGCAATGTTATGTTCGTTTATTTATTGTGCACTTCATAACCTATTTATTTAGTGTTAGAACGCGGTCCGATCACAGGGGACCTTTGTACATATTACCTGTGCGACTTGGGTAGGCTCCAAGTTGTTGATTATTATTAGCCTGTGCCCAGCCTTTAGCTGGGTGGTCGTGTCTACAAGAGGTGTGTAGAGCCAGCTTAGGTTGGTAGGCCAGACCTACGATTAACGTTGTG